TGTAGATTTTCCGGGCCTTCATCAGCGACAGTCCCTCGCCATGCCTTACGTTCTTTGCATGACATGACAGCCACCTAGCGGTTGCCGTTTTGCCAAAGAACCCTAGGCAATCCAGTCCCTTCGACACTAGGGCATCATGCACTATGTCTACTTGTGCCCCATCGCCGGGTTTGCGACCCTTCTCGGCCATGTAGGCCCTTGCCTCCTCATAAGACATTACCCCCACGTTACACAATGCCCGGACGCTACAATCGTTCCTCTCTCCCGGGATCACGCCCATCTTGATAGGATAGATTTTCATAGTTTAGTCTTTCAAAGGTTCCTATAAACAAAACCACCTTCAACCTCACCGACAAACGCTCCTTCATCCTCCAAATACTCTTTTACCTTTTCCATGCGCTCCTCGTCATTATCGCAGCCCTCAAGATTGATGCTGTAATACTCGGCAATGTTGATCCACGTATCCTCCGAGAAATCGCAACAGATGCTGATGACATCTAGCTCCAATTCCTGCCCGCAATCCTGCTCATACTGTTCAAGATAATCAAACAATGCCTCCAACCCTTCATATGTAAAATTAGTGGGACGGATGCGCTGGAAGGCATCGCGGAAGTCATAAAGGGAAACGGTGGTTTTCATGGTTTGCTCCTTAGTTGAATTGCATCAGGACAAGTGCCAGTGCCCCGATGATGAGGCAGGCAATGGTAAATTGTGTATCGGTCATATTGGGCATGGTTTTATTCCTTATCAGTAGCTGCTTCCACCTCACTCCAGATAATAGCTGCAAGGGTTGCCGCCATTCATCCGGCAAAAGTCATACAGTGCATCTTCAGCATCCGTCCCGTAAGCATAGCCTGCGAATCTTTCAGTCCCGACAAAATACACCCCAAACTTTTCATACATGGTGGCTGCTCCTATTTTCCTCTATTAACAATACGTGCAGTTTACCGCGTATTCGCCGGGAATCGGGGTCTCAGTCCATACCCCATTAACAACGTAGCCTAGATAAGTTTGACGCGGAGTACGTCCATAAAGCGGCCACGTAGCCTCAGTGCCGGGAATCTCATGCGTGGTGGAGGATGCGTGGAAAAGGCGATTAGTGGAATGGCCCGAGACAACAGTACCACGAACCATGCCGGTAGAATCTACTGTGGCGTCGGCGAGATACAACACGCCATGATTGTGAACGATGCTGAGGCGAGGATAACGAGTCATGGTTCAATTCCCCATTAGATAGTGTTAACGAGGTAAGACATGAAAGACTTACAAACATACGACAGGGAGCCATTCAAATAGACTGCCACCTTAGCCTCCCACGGATCGATGGACCATGCAGCCTTGAGGGCATTATAGGCCAGCATAACAGCCTCGTTATCGTTCTCGGCGCGGCCAGTAAACGTGCCGGCAGGATGGGTAAGATAAGCGGTGTACATGGTCAATTCTCCGGGTTGGTGCGGGATTGCACTCCAAAGGGCCGGCCAGCGACCCTTCAGAGTGGAATCAAACAGTGGCGTCGTATGCCTCGCTCCATGCGTCCATGAAGGGATTAACAGTATGGTCCATGACGGTTTCATCATCCTCCAGCCCATAAGCCGAGACAAGCGCCCAGCCCATGTAGTTTCCCTCGCTATCCCGGATTTTGAGGCTAGCTTCTTCCACGGATTCCACAGCATCCACGATCTGCTGGTACTTGGTGCTGCGCTTGACCTGCCATTCCTCGCCATCCCACACGGAAACAGTGTGGCCAGCCTTCAGGGCATGCTTGATCAGGTGTTTGTAGGCTTTCATGGTTCGGTTCCTTTGGTTTCTGGTCAGGGACTGCCCCTGTCCATGTCCTCCATTGTGCCTGGTAAACTTACCCCAAACTTACAGTCATAGACAGAATCGTCATATGCTTTATGCTGTAAACCTTAGTTCTCGAAAACGCGTAGGAGGCGCGATCGCAGGCTGACCTATACCTAGATACCGCCCAGCCCCTGAAAACGTCCCAAAAGCCGTTTAAACGATTCTCGGGTACCTTGGTGTTACTGTATGGATAGACAACCCCATGCCATACCCTACGTTAGCAGTTACTAACATTGTAGTATTACTTTATAGTATTACTATAGGTTCTGTGCGGTGATAGTCTGGCTTTATCAATGCTGGATAGGTTCTCGTTAGAGGGTCCCGCTCCGATGCACACACTCTTATATAAGACTGCTCGGGAGTGTTATATAAGACTGACTCCAACTCTTATATAAGACCTGGTATAGTACTTACTTAATATGTGGACAACTCTGTGGATAAGTCCTGTAATACTTAGTTAATATGTGGATAACCTGTGGATAACTCTATAGGGGGAGGGGAAAGTATTACTATTGTAGCGTCGGCGTAGCCTCCAAAGCACACAAAAAAGGAAATGGAGCACACAAAAAAGGAAAACTAGAAAAAGCAAGTAAAACTGTAAAAAAGCAACATAAACTTTATAAAAAAGGCTAAAAAGTATACATATATGTTGTAAGTGACACTTTTGTAACTTATTGTCAGGATTAGGAAAAGGAATACAAATGAGAATAGTTCTTATTTAGGTATAAATGAAGAGGATCCGGACACTCTGGAAGAGGAACTTTAGAGGGAGCAGTCCTGCTTTATAAAAATATTTTCATTAAAAGCTTGACTTTTGAGAAATCTGTGGTATAATATTCTTATAAGACAACGAAGTAGTTGCAGGATACTTCTAAGTCTACGAAGCGATCTGTGCAGCTTTAGAGTCCGCCTTAAAGAACAATTTATAATAAATACATATACTATAAACCACATCTTAAAGAACACTCTAAAGTATAGAGTTATACTTAGATATAATAATACATAAAGTATATTTACCTTTAAAGTGTACTTTAAGTATTTGTTGTCTCCTTACATAAAGGGTAAAGACAGATGGAAGAAATTGAAATCCAGACATTGGTTGTCGAAGAAAAGAAGCAACCGGTTCAAGAAATAATCCCCAAGAAAAGGGGTAAGGGGCGACCACCTAAAGCTGACTTAGAGGCTGTAAGGAACAGAACTAAGGGTAAGAGGGGTCGTCCTAAAAACGATACGGGCCGTCTTCAAGAATTCAAGGAACGGTTATTGGCAACCGGTGGTACAAGGATTCTGGACACAATGATCCGGATTGCGTTGGATGACAACCACCCCGGTCAGATGGCTGCAATTAAATTGGCGATTGACCGGATGCTTCCTGTCAGTGCGTTTGATGCGTCTAAGAATGGTGGGCAGAACCCCCAGATTACAATTAATATTAGCGGGATCAACGAACCTCAGCTTTTAGAGTCTTCTTCTGACGATGAGGTGATTGACGTATGACCGCATTGAACTTTAGCCTCTTGGCGTGGCAAAAAGAAGTATTTAAAGATGAAACCCGATTCAAGGTCGTTGCTGCGGGGCGTCGATGTGGTAAATCCCGACTATCGGCTGTCACGCTTCTTATCGAAGGTCTTAATTGCCCGGATGGCTCAGCAGTTATGTATGTGGCCCCCACAATGGGACAGGCCCGCACAATTATCTGGGACTTGCTCCACGAGCTTGGACGGCCAATCATCAAAAGCTCCCACGTCAACAACCTTGAAATCACGTTAATCAACGGCAAGAAGATTCTTGTACGCGGAGCCGACAACCCGGATTCGCTGCGTGGTGTGTCCTTGACCTATCTGGTTCTGGACGAATGCGCGTTCATTAAGCAAGAAGTTTGGGAAAAGATTCTACGCGCTGCTCTGTCTGACAAGAAGGGCCGTGCATTATTTATTTCCACCCCCTCCGGTCGTAACTGGTTCTACGATGTGTTCAAGCTGGGACAGTCTGGAACAGACGAAGAATGGAAGTCGTGGCACAAGACCACGGCTGATAACGAAACCATCGATCCTAAGGAAATTGAAGCAGCTAAGCGGACTTTAAGTTCGTTTGCCTTCAAGCAGGAATACTTATCTTCCTTTGACACTGCCGGTGCGGATGTCTTCAAGGAAGAGTGGTTCAAGACCGCAGAAGAGCCTGAGGGTGA